AGATCTTGCATATATTGTGAAGATAAATTGCTATCATACAATTCATCAAATTTTGCAGTAAACATTTCGTCTTCCATTGCTTTATAATCTGCTATTGTTTTATTAGGATTGTTAACAGCAAAAGTTGAAAATGAAGGCATTACACTATCAACATAATTGTAAGCATCGTCTGCTATGTTTTGAAATTCTGGTTCGTATTTAGAATCTATAGTAGCTTGGGTGTCTAACATTAAATTTTTACTTAATGATTCATCCATCATAGGGTTTTCAATAGTTAAACTTGGTAGTCCTGTAAATTCATTTATTAAAGCGGAAACTGTATCTTTTCCTCTGTCGGTTATAATATTTTGAAAATCAATTCCTGGTATTAATGTATTTCTTTCCATGCCCTCTTGTGTAAATGGGTTGTAATAATCTGCGCTTGCAAATTGATCAACTACAGCGCCTGGAATATCACCTGCAAGATCACCTATAAAAGTTGCTGCATCAAGTAAAGCATTTCCTGGTGCTCTAACAAGTGTGTCTGCATATAAATCTGGGTTTGTTAATCTGTCTACGTTAGTATCGCCGTACGATTGATAGATCTCTGGTAAATCCAGATAATCGGCTAACGCCATTATTCCTGTGCCAAACATTAATAGTACTCCCTCCCTCCGACTTGTGTCGTTTTCTCATCTTCGTAATCATCTTTTAACCCAACATAGTAGCCTTGTCTATATTTCATTAAAGCTTGCGTGGTAGAATCCACGTAGTCATCGTGATCACCGAAAGGAAACGCTGCGCATTCTTCTATCACTTCCTCGGCGAACTTTTTATTGGGCGCCCATATAGCTCCTGACTCAAATAGTGGAGCCACGCTGTTTACCCTCGAGTGTTTATCATTTCCTCGTGAGGGTGTATAATTTATAACAGGTATTCCTGCTTTTTGCAACTCATGAGTGAGTGGCATGCCAGATGCCTTTGCTTCTATCAAAATTGTCTCCGGTTCCCAGTATTTATATTCTTCTTGTGCTATTTGTTTTAGTTCAGGAAAGTTCCAACGTCCTTTTTTCGCGTCCAGTAGAATTAATGCTTGCGGACCACCTTCTTCAGGCTCAAATACGCCCCATGTTGTTATTGCCGAGTAATCGGCTGTCTCTTTTGCACTAAACGCTGTATCATAGCTTTGTATAATGTATTTTAGGTGCGGAATTGTATCTTCTTCCCATGTTTGCCACCATTCACGTTTTATAAGTGCACCTTCCTCGGATGTAGGCTGTTGCATCCACTGTGCTTGCCATTTTGACTCTGGAATAGATGCCTTGACACCTTGTAGACCTTTCATGGTCCAAAAATTACCCCACATGGGTTTGTCATTTATAATTGCAGGGAATTCGACAACTTCCCATTGATCAGAATCTTCTGCCTTACCCTGGGCCTCGAGCAGCCGTCCAGTGAGATCTTTTATTGACCATCTTGTCATAACGACAACGATTGAACCGCCAGGTTGTAGACGTTGACGCGGACCGGATGTATACCATTCGTAATGTGAGTCTAGAACGGCCGGCGAAAGTGCATCTTGCTCGGAATGAGGGTCATCAATGATAAGTAAGTCTGCACCACGTCCTGTAATCGCACCACCCACACCTGCAGCGAAGTATTCACCGCCATGGTTTGACTCCCAACGGCCGGCGGCCTTTGAATCAGCTGCTAATCTGACTGTAGGGAAAACTGTTTCGTACTCTGGCGACTCTATAACGTTCTTGGCCTTCCGACCGAACCTAATTGCCAGTTCGCCTGTGTGTGTTGTTTGGATAAGCTTGGCCTTTGGATGGTTGCCCATGTAAAATGCAGGAAAAAGGTTAGATGCGAACTCCGATTTTGTATGTCGGGGTGGCATATTGACAATAAGGCGCTTTAATTCGCCTTTTGCAATACGATTTAGCTTCTCTGCGTAGATGCGATGGTGTTTTCCTTCTATAAAATCAGGCCAAACAGTCTTGACAAACGATAAAAAATCATTTTGTGACTTTTCTTGCTTGTCTAACAGCGCATTTTTAAGAATATACTTTAAAGTTTGGGTATCAAGCGTCTCTAAATTGCTCATTTTTGCTCTTTTAAGTCATAAAAATAGTTTTCATCGTCGCCAGCAGTCCATTTTGACTTATTTTCAACAGAATAATACTCTGTTGACACTTTAAAATCAGGCTGCGTCGTTTCTGACGGCGTTAATGACTTATCGTAGAATATAACACGGTTATTTGGCTGTGCTGCGTAATGACCATTGTCCAATTCTAGTATGTTAAACGATTTATGCTCCTCTGGGACCTCAGAATAAGATGTGTTTAAGGTGTTACTGTCCGCATGGCAGTTGTCAATCGTAAACAAGTATTCACCATAGTACCATTTTTTTGAGGGCGCAAGGAATTTACATCTAACGCCGGAAAGCGAAGCTTTTTCTACAATAGTAAAGTGATAGCTAAACGCATCCCACAGTTCTAGTTCTTCTAAAGGAAGATCTTGATCAGTAGGGGCAGTGACAAAAGCACTAATAGGGAGCTTATCGTATAAAGCACCATATTCCGGCAGATACGTTTCAAAGTAAAGTGCTCGACCTTGGATAGATTTACAGCTAACCCAAACACCTTCTACAAATTCTCCTTGTCCTTTTTTGTGATCATATAAATATTGTTTTTTTACAAACACCTTTATAGGTGGTAAGTTCGCAACTAAAAAAGCCATAAACGATTTAATTTTTTTAAAAATTTTTTATAACGTTTTTTACGAAGATTGTCACTCTCAAACTTGCCTCTACATAATTCAAAGCATGCTTACGCAAAAAGGGGGGGTTGGGGGTCGTTTATGTCCCGGGCAAAAGTTATCCACAGGTTATCCACAGTCAATGTAGCATATTGTCACACCCGGGCAACCACTACATACTGTGGTCAGGGCATAAAAAAAGGGCTACATATAGTAGCCCTTTCTTCGAGAATTAGCTGAGACTAACCAGCTAAACCTAGTCGCTTTAACAGATAGCCAACATCACCTTGCATATGATGTAGCAACTGCATACGATTGTCTTTATCTTCTGCAATCCATTCAACAATAGAATTACATAATACACCACTAATCAACTTCCAATCCAAGCTATCCTTACGAGGAACACTTGATATAATTGATTCGAGGTCGCCAACGCTTGCTTGGTCTTTAGCATACTCAACTACTTCCGTAAGTACAGGTGTAATATCCACACCCTTTACTGATTCTACTTTAACTACTTCTTTAGATTCATTAGTCATTTCTAATTCTCCTTTGTTAACTAATTGATAATATAAAGCTATATCCTATAAACCACATAATAGATACACCTATTATTAATGTTATAATATTCATTGTGGATAACTCTTTCCGCTAATCTCAAATACAGTATTAGGATTGACATTAGCCCAACGTTGAAACCCCTCTTTAGCTCTACTATTAATCTTAAATACTAATACATAGTTAGGGTGTTCAGTCACTTTCTTTTCTTGGGTAAATCTATATCCAAGTTTACCAAGTACACCTAGTTTGATGTGTCCTATTTGTCCGTTGTTCTTTCTCCACTTACAGCTAAAGAAACCACGTTTAACAATATCTTTAAATTGATTCTTAGTCATATCTTTCTCTTTCTATTTATTAACCTACCACTATGCACATAAATAAGACAATAATAAGATGACAAATTGTCGCACCCGGGCAAATAACTGGTAGCGAGATGGCAGATGTGAATGGATGAAGATGGGAAGGAAGCGGGCGCCCGGTGTATAAACGTGGGAGCTTCAGCTACTAGTTGTGTTGGTTGTTAGGGAGCTTGGGAGTTTTAAGGGAAGAAGGCTTTAGGTATTCTTAGAAGTTTCCCCACTAACTCTAGGTTAGTGTTCACGACTTCCCTTTTTTGCGAGGGCTTACAGATATAACTACCATGCCTCTTAGTTAACTATTCTTATTATACCACACCAAGGTCGGTCGTCCAAGGACATTAACAAATATCTTGTGGATAACCCAATTCTTATACTGTGCAGTACCAAACCATGTCTTTCTATTATAATATATCATAACTCAGCAGTTCCCCGGCGCGCCCGGTGTAGTTAGTCGACAACCAGCCAACATTATGCTGGTTGGTTGTTCCAGGAGTTTGGAGTTTGCAGCAGCTCCTGCTGCCTGGCAGCTACTGACCAGCAGTACCTGCATCTCCTGCTGCAGCTACGCAGCTGTTTAGTATATTAATATGTACCATGCCAAAAGGCAGAAAACCGCCAATTTTACAGGTATAAGTAGCATTAGTCAGTCCATATTTACCTCTCTTTCTCATTCTATCTTCAGGTGTATCCCATCTGGAAGCGTCTGTCAACAGTCATGCTTCGAAAAATAATGGCGGAAAACCACGAAAAAACTTTTTAGGTTAACGGGATCGCGCCCGGGCTACAATGACACCATATCACCCCCACCTATAGGCGAGGGAGATATTCATCGGAGTTTGGGAGTTTGCCTACTTTCAGTTGCTAAACACCTCGTACATCTTGTCCAATGTACTTCTGTTATCTGAATGTGCCTCATCGACTCTATCAGCATTTCGCTTCATTACAGGAACAACACTATCATAGTGCTGTGATATCTTTCGCAAGGTATCGTTTTGTTCTTCTAATGATTCGTTGATTCTATTTAACGCATCCACTATTGGATCGTATTTATCTTCTGGTAATACCATGATAACTCCTTTGTTTCTAATTCTAAGTCCTATTATAGCAGAAAGTTATCCACATGTCAATGGCAGAAGTTACCATCCTGCTGCGCAGCTGGGCCCTGGTCAACTGATGGAAGACATCAACTATATTTTTTGGCGGTTTTGTTGGAGTTTGGGAGTTTGCGAGCTTCGGACAGCTGCCAGAAGACCAGCGGGCGCCCGGGCTACTGGACCATGCCACAAGGACCTTGGCCCTTGGGTGTATTTTTGACGGAGTTTGGGAGTTTCGGTGCCGTGAAAAACGTTTACGGTGCGTGAGTCTGGGTCGTATACCATAATAAATACAGGTGCGCCAAGCATACCATGTTTGACATGCCATGCATTTTGTAAGGGTGAAATTAGTACCGTTTCGGTACCATTTTTATTACGTTTAAGCACCTTTAATTCAAGCGTAAAAAATCCTGTGTCTTTATGAAATACTACGCAATCTGGGAAACCTGGCGTAACGTAGGACTCAATACGAGACACAACAAAATTACCATCGCTTAAACATGTCTTTAAACTCTTCCAAAAGTTTGTTTCCGTCTTTGCGGTCATAACTTTTCTTACTCTTCTTGACTCTCTGATGATACTGGCGTGATGTCTTTAGGTCCTTCGCTATCGGATTTCTCTTCGACCGATAAGACTGTGTTGACTCCCTCTTTTTTGAATTCACCTGTTAATCCTAGCTCCTTTAATTGTCTTAGTACATCATCTCGAGACATGTCATCAATAGATCCTGTTCTAATTTCTTTTCTCTCAACATACAATCCTGCAGCTTGTCCTCGTAACCGTTCTGCATTTATAGCAGCACTGTGTGATTTGTCTTGTAATGCCTTCTCACGTAGTCTTGCTAATTCTGTCACATGTTTATTCATTTCTACCTTGTGTGTCTCGTACAATTCATTTCTTTTTTTGTTCACTATTTGTACCACTTTAGGATATTTCTTTACATTCAACAACTCAGAAGCTGTTGTTGCAGCACGTTCAGGTTTATAGCCTGCTTGTCTTGCACATTCTGTTGGTGTTATTCTACCTTCGTTAGCAACATATATATCTACAAATATTCTTTGCCTATCTGTCAATCCATCAGCACCTCTTGGGTGTTTTAATGCCATATCACGAGTATTACGGATGGTATTACCAACCACCTTCTCTTCAATCTTCTTTAACTTACTGTTATATATATCTTTTTCACTCATTTTAACTCCAAAATACAATAATTTGACTCTTTACCCATGAACTCGTAATACCTTCGTAATACCTGGTATCCCTTATCCCATATAGAGAATTGGCAAAAGGTATTACGGTATTGGCAAATCCCGGTAAATAAAAAAACAAAAAAACTTTTTAGCATCCAGCGCACAATACAATACCTATGGTAATACGACAATACTTCTCTTCGAATATGGTATATCGTCAACATATCCGCGCTTTTTTAGTGCTTGCACGTATGCATGCACATTACTCTTTGACTTCATGTTATTCATTTGTTTTAACTCTTCGTACGATGGAGAATAGCCATTTGCCTCTATAAAATCCTTAATTTTAGCTAAAAAATTCATCTGTTTTGGTGTTAATCCTTTCTTATTACTCATAATACCTCGCCAATACCTTATTTTTCCTTCTTAAACTTACGGCCTACAAAGAATACAATAAGATTTTGTATTGTATTCACAGTCACCATTAATAATAACCAAAATTCCCATAACTCCATTACCTTTTTTCTTCTAATCCTTTTGCATCTGGGTGACTCCAATAGTCTTTCCTAACTGTATTTAACATTTCTTCTGCACCCCACTCATCTATAGCTTCTTTTGTAATAGATCTTTCTAGTGTCTTTTGTATTTCTTTTTCCTCTTCTGTAAGTTGTATTCTTTTTGGCCCTTTCTTACGCACATACGTGTTTATTTTTGCCCACGTAATTGTGTATTCAGATGCCTTTGGCCTTACATATCCTCTTGTAGGATCTAAACTTGGATACTCTGGTGTAGGACTGGTGTCAAAATTATTAGTTATATATTCCAATACTTTATCATCACTTTCAAATTGCTTTACTATCTTCTCTACTATTACTTTGTCTTTCCATAAATTAATCTCGTACGTCTGCATGTGTTACCCTCAAATATTCTATCTTTTTTATCCATCCTTTTGGAATAGCAATAGCACCACCCCCATGGTTATCGTCCCGGTCCAAGCACCACGAACGCATGATCACTATCTTTTCATCATTATTAACTGTCATCCACCCAACCTCTTGGCATGTCGCTAAAGGTGCAGCCATAATATCTTTTATATCAATCCACCCAGTCTCTGTGTCACGGGCATCCATCCACGTTACACGCACCATTGGCACATTGT